GCCCCACCTGGCCGATCCCCAGCTGGGGCCCCAAACAGAAGGGGCCCCCGGTATTACCGGGGGCCCCTTCGGTGCGGCAGAGGGTGTGCTATGCGGCGAGGGTCGAAACCCGGAAGACGCAGTCGAAACGGGCCCGGTGCTTTGCCTCTTCGTCGGTGCGCTTCACCTGGCGGCTCTTCGCCTCCTCCGCAAACACCCGAGGGGGTTCCGCCGACCTGGCGAAGCGGGTTCCCTCTCTGAGCAGACCGACTAGCTCAGACAACCAGAGGCCGACTGTTGCCTTTCGGGCTTCGACGGCGAGGGCAACAGCCGACTGCGATTCTCCCCCGGCCAGTAGAAGGAGGGCCCTCTGTATGGTGTCTGAATCGTGTTTGGGGGTTGCGTGCAGTAGACTCGCCGTCACGATTGCACGTTCCACATCAGTGACGGGTTCCTCTTCGACTGCCTCCAAGGGGAGGTGTGAGGCCCGGCTGTCCCCAAGGCGGCTGAACCCGAACGTGATTCGGGCTTCTCTCCCGAGGGCCCGGAGGGACAGAAGACGGATGAAACCAGTGACCCGACCCTCGCCGCATTCGGCCACCTCCAACAGGTCGGCGAGGACAGTGCTCAGACAGTCGTGGACGAATTCCCCTCTGGCCGTTGCACCTACCAAGACGAGGGAACGACCTCGTTGGGAGGAGAGGAACGCCGAGAGGGACCTCTGGACGCAAGACTCCACTGCGCCGAGGACCTCTGGCAGGTGAAGACGGGCTTGCAGGTGGTGAAGGCCCTCGTCGCCCTCCAAGGCCCGAAACCAGGTGCGTACCTTGGCGGAGGGCAGAGGGTAGTAACGCCCGGCCACAGAGGGGTTAGGGGCCTCGTCGGCGGGCTTCTTCGGTGCGGGCTTCGGGCTTCTCTTGGCGGGCTTCCGGGCTTCGGGCTTGCGAGGGTCCCTCTTCTCAAGTTGCCCTCCGCCAACAACCCCCGGAGGCCCGCCGAGGGCCCCTCTGGTATGTACGGCGAGGGAGAGGGAGGCCTCCCTCGAAAGGGGAGGTGGGGTCGGTGCGAGTCCCTTCTCCAGAAACACCTTGGCGGGCTTCGGTGCGGGCTCCTGCTCCGTCGGTATCATCAGTGCGCCTCCTTAGGTCGGGTGTGCGTGTTGGGAACACGCCCGGAGAAGATAGCACACCTTGGCGGAAGAGGTCAAGGGGGTTTGTGGGGCCCCACCTGGCCGATCCCCGGCCTGGCCGACCTGGCCCCACCTGGCCGACCCAAGGTGGGGCCCCGCGCAACCAGGGAAGCAGTTTTATAATTCTCATTATGTAAACCTACCGAATCAGTCAACATTCGGACTTTCGACGAGGGCGGTCATGCCCGGTTGGCGCACCGTAAGAGTCGAACATCTGTGCTATTCACCGGCAATCCGACCGATCTTCGAACAGACGTTCGACTACGGGCCTTGAAGCGAACGTATGTCCGACTCAGGGTACGACTATTGTGGTACTGGGATACCAATACCCCCCAGGGGTAATAGGCGCCACGCTGGACCGCACAAAAAACTGGGAATCTGGGTATTGACAGCCCCCGCCGTTTCTGCTACTCTGCCCCCACAACGGAAGGAGGGGCGCTGGATGGCTCAACGTAGGCGCAGCCAAGTCATAGTCATCGAACGTGGACGGGGTTGCCGGTGCTCGTTGGTGCCGAAGGGCCGAGGGTTCGAGTTCCGCGTACAGGACTGCTACCAGGAGCAGGGCTCTCCGCACGTCGAGTGCTATGACTACCCCTGCCCCCACGGCTCGGTAGTCAGGAAGCTCCAAGAGGGGGACATCCATCAGAAGCCGGGCTCGTTCGTGGTCACTGTGGTTGACGATGGGCAGACGCGCCTGACTGCCCGTGCGCCACTTGTTCTCACGGCAGAGCGTCTGGGGGACCGTTACGAGCTCTCGTACCCTAGCCTTGGGCTCCTGGGCCGCAGCCACGAGTCCTTCGAGGCCGCCGAGACGAGGGTCGCTTCGTCCCTCGCGTGGTTCTGGAGGATGTACGTGCTGACCGCGGACTCCAAACTCACGCCGGCTGCCCTTCGTCTGAAGCGAACCCTACTCGATCTCTTCGAGGAGAACCCCACATGATACGAGTCACGACGGCGTATGAGTGTCCGAAGTGCCAGCTGGTGTACACTCGCAAGGAAGCCCTACGTGCCGGTCCCCTGGTCTCCTGTACGGAGTGCGGCGAGCTGCACCCTGGGGGGTTCTTCTACGGGTACTGTGAGGAGTGCGAGTGCGAGAAGTACAAGGTCGTGTCGAAGATGGCGTGTGAGGGTGACTGTGCTGTGGCCCTGCTCCCTCTTCGGGTCCTGCAGATCACGAACCGGGAGCCGTGGGGAGGGGCTGCCCAGGAGGCGTCGGACGGTAGCCTCTTGGTGCGGTTCACGAAGGCGGACCTGAAGCGCATAGCTGCCGAGCAGGAGGAGCAGGGATGAACCAGTGGCGTCTCGTTCTACTGGTGTGGGCATTCGTGCTGCTTGCGGTGGCGCACATCACCCGGAACCTTGGGTGGCCGGCCTGGACGGTACGGGTGGAGGTCGGGCTGGCGTGGGTGGCGATGGCGTGGCTACTCTGGCGAGAGGAGTGGGGACGATGAAGCAGGTTCAGGTAGTCGAGCGGGACGAGGACCGTGACTGTTCGGTCGTCCGCGAACTTCGTGCGGAGGACATCCCGGCGGACCTTGCGGCGGATGCGCTGGGGCTGTGGTGTGTACGGGGCAACCCTGACATTGACGATCTGCGACTGGCCGCGTCGGGAGGCTACATGGACCCTGCCACGCGCTCACGGCTGGAGGAAGCGGCTCGTCGGGTCAGGGAGGCGGTGTCTCATGCCTGAGCGTCGAGTGATCTACACCTGGGGGTATGGCGATAGCCGCACGTTCGAGGACCTGCTGAACGCGCTGCCCGAGGAGTTGCGGAGACCTGGGTGGACCATCTTCATGGACGTGCGCCGGTCGCGGGGCTCGCGGAACCCCTCCTGGCACTGTGGGGACCGCGCCTTCCCGCCGGCGTTCTACACCGAGGCGGCTCGGCGGCAGTACGTCTGGCTGTACGGCCTGGGTACCTCCGGGGAAGCCGGGCCAGGAGTGTGGCTCCCCGCGTATGGTGAGTGGTTGAGGCGTGAGCAGATGCTCGACGCTGCCCGTGAAGTGCGTCGGTACCGGACGGCCGTCCTCATCTGCGCTGAGCAAAACCATCGGCGGTGCCATCGGACGCAGGTGGCGGCCTTGCTCGCTGAATGGACGGGCGCCGAGGTTGTGCATCTTTGAGTCTTGCCGGTCGGCCCTCGCTGTCCGGTGAGTGGCCCTCGGAGAGGCCCTGCTGCGGAAATGTGATAGGGGCACGGGTACCCCGCAGCTATCCTGTGCGCCGACCGGCAACACCATTCCCGCTGCGGCGGGAGCCCGGCGGTGGAGGGTGACGTGAAGGTAGGACGGGGCGTGGCCTTGCGACTGGCAGCGGCGTCGCCACCTACACCTTCGCAGCCCCCCGACAGGGGACGACCCTCCACCGGCCAGCCGGGCAACAGGAGGCACGATGACCAAACGACATGCACGGTGGATGGGGCGGGCCGTGGTGGGGAGTGCGACGGGTTGGTGGTGCGCCACTCACCCCTACACCCCAGGGAGTCAGTGGGCGTTCGTCCTGTGGATGGCGGTGATGTGTTTCAGCGTGTTGGTGGTGCTGGGCGCGAAGGCTGTGTTCGACTGGTACAACACCTTGCTGGAGGACGAGCAACGATGACCAAGCCGCAGTGCTTCCCGATCCTGCTGTTCCAGGATGGGTACTCAGGGCGTAACGATGAGGAGTGGAAGGTCCGCCGCGCGGCACTGCTGCGGCAGGGGCTGGCGGCGATCTGCAACGAACTGCGGCAGCTGGGCTGCCCCGCCCCGCCCCCCGACTGGCTGGAGCGGGCGGACAAGCTGCAGCGCCTGCGCGACTACGCTCTGAGTCGACTGAGGGTCGCCAGCGATCGCGCCGAGGCCTTCACGCGGACCGGTGTGGACCCTGAGGGGGTGACCGGTACCGACCTGCTCAGGATGCTGGCGGAGTGGGGCGGCGCGGCGGAGGCGCTGAGAGGGGCTTGTGACTTGCTGAGTGGGGAGGCGGAGGGGTGAGGAAGTCGCCGGCTGTTCGTTGGAGTGGCATCCCGGGGTTCAGCATCGCTCGGCAGGTGCGACTGCTGCAGTACGACCCAGGGCTTCCACTGGCGTTGTCGGTCGAACTAGGAGAACGGTACTGCGCCTGCCTGTGGTTGCAGCACACCCCCGACCACTCGCTGCTCGTCCTGGACGAGTACGTTGCGGGTGGGAGGACGTTCAGGGAGAACGTGGAGGGCTTGCTGGGGCAGCACCGGAAGCGGGGCTACGGGAGGATCGCCTGGGTCTCCGTTGACCCGGACCCCAACTACACCCATACGCTCCTTCGGCTGGACTACGGGCTGCCCACCACCTTCCGCCGCCCCGCCGGGGTTGAGCAGGTACACGCGCTGCTGCCGCGTATCGTCGTCGACCAGGGCTGTGAGGAGACGATCCGCGAGCTCAGCGGCGCCTCCGAGGTGGTCCCCTGCCTGGACGCGCTTCGGTACGCCACCGCCGTGTGGCTCAACTTCATCGAGAGAGACCGGGTGCTTCGAGTAGCGCATCCGGCGCTCCGCGGGTAAGCGAAGCTAGGAGGAAGACACCATGTCGTGTCAGCTTGGAGTGGTTGCACCGCAGGAAGCGAGGGAGATCGTGCGCCAGCTGCTCGCGATGCTGAGGCAAAAGCGTCGCGGGGTACCCCAGCCGGGCCAGCGCTGGCGGAAGCGGGGGGCGCCGACCGTCGAGGTGGAGGTGACCTACTTCCACGACGAACAGGTGGGGCCGTTTTCGTTGGGGCCCTTGGTGCGTATCGAGTCGGACTTGGGCGCCCGCCTCTGCACGCTCGACGAGTTTCGCGCTGAGTACGAAGGCCCGCTGCCTGACGCGCCGGCGCACGAGGATCGGGTGGAGTACGTGCCGCTGGTTGACCCGCCGGGCGAGTACGGCAGGGATGGGGAGCACCGCCTGAGCGTGCGCGTCGAAGGCCGTGGGGCGAGTCGGGTAGTCACCATTGACGAAGAGGACTGCCACGTTGGAGACAGGTGGCACCGATACGGGAGCGACGCTCGCTTGCGTCTCGCTCCAAGTGAGGCTCGTCTGCTGCTGTCCGCGCTGGCGAAGGTTCTGCACTGGAAGGAGGAAGAGACCCAGTGACAACGACGGATGGAACTGCGACGGAGTGCCCGTGGTACCACACCACCTCGGTGGGCAGCGAATGCTGCTACCTGCTGGACTTGGGTCGGGCCGACAACGCGAAGCAGTGCCTGTTCTGGGGGAAGGGCCTGCCGCACGCGCGGGAGGCGTGCCCGGTGCGGGCGTTGGGTGCCGAGGCTCACATCCCGTTCTTCACGAGCCTGAATGCCGCATTGGAGAAGCGGCACTCCATTTGTGACGCCGCGCCGGAGGCTGCCGTGAAGACGGCCCTCGACGCGATCTTCGGCGAGCGCGGGGCTGCGCGGCGGATCGGTGACGACGACCTGCGTGCGCTGCGGTCGGTGCTGTGCTTCCTCGTTGCCTTGAAACAGCAGGGCCGGCTGGGCGCCACGCTCTCCGCGGACACGGACCGTCTGCTGGCGTGGCAAGCGGAGATCGAAGCCAGGGATGCAGATCATGGAGGCGATCCATGCTGAACCCTGACCTGCTACGCGAGGCCGCAACCCACGCGAAGGAGACCGCCTACCGACTCCGGCGCGGCGGCATGGCATCCCCTGGTGTGGCGCTGACGTTGGAGCAGGGCGCCCAACGAGCCGATGAAGTGGCTGCGGCGTTGATTGCCGCGGCGGGGACGATCGAGGCCAGCCGGGCGTTCACGCTCTACCTGCCGGAGGGTTGGTATGTTGACGAACTGACCGCCTCCTCACTCGACGGCCTGGAGGCCTCGTTGGTGTGGCCGTGTGAGCGTTGGAGCTGCAGTGTCTACAAGGACGACGAGGTGCTTTGTTCCTACGGCACGGGCGCGTCTCCGACCGAGGCGTTGCAGGCCGCGCTGAAGGCGAGGGCGGATGAAATTGGCCTTGACAGCCCAGCGTGAGTGGTGTAGGCTGACGTGGGGCCGAGGTAGCCCAACTGGCAGAGGCATCCGCCTCAAGAGCGGAGCAGTGCGCGTTCGAATCGCGCCCTCGGTACCAGAGAAGAACATCCCGACTGGAGGAAGTGCTGTGATGCTGACAAAGCCGGTCGCTCTGATTGTGGATGTCCCAGTTGACTGCGGGGACGAAACTGCGAGGTGGCTTGCCGAGGCTTTGGCGAAGGAGCTACAGAGACAGTGGTTGCGTTGGCCCGTGGTAGTGGGGAGCGCTGAGGGGCTCGCTTCGTTGGCCGAGCCGACCACGATGCTGTGCGTTATGTGGAAACACTGCAAGAAGCACCCGGCGTATGGGATAGAGGGGCTCACCGCTGCCCATGCGAACTGCCCGCACTTCGTGGTGGGAGGGGTGCTGCAGGAAGGCCGGAAACACTCGATCCCAGACCCCTCCTTCCGCGCGCCGAGCCACGCTGTCGTTCAGGGAGGGACGTGCATCTGCGCGGCCTACGAGCGCGTTGACTCTGGAGGCGACACACAGGATCATGGGTGAGCCGACCACCTGCGGTGAGGAGAGAACCATGCTGGACTGCACCAAACCTCTCGGTCGTAAGGCTTACGGGTCCATCCCGCACTTGCCGGGCTCGCGCAAAGGCCAGGGTGACCACGACATCGGAGAGGGCCCGGCCCGTATCTGCACCGAGCGCCCCCGTGGTCGGTGGGACCTCGTCATCATTCAGGAGAAGCTGGACGGGGCCTGCTGCGCGGTCTACAAGGATGACGGCGGGATCGTGGCGCTGAGCCGCTCGGGCCGCTTGGCCCACACGTCCCCCTACGAGCAGCACCAGCTCTTCGCGGCGTGGGTGCGGGAGGAGCATCGCCGCTTCGACCGTCTCCTGCAGCCGGGCGAGCGGGCGGTCGGGGAGTGGCTGGCGCAGGCGCACGGGACGATGTACGAGCTGCCGCACGAGCCCTTTGTGATCTTCGACATCATGCGAGGGATGCACCGGGCCTGCTACCACGAGGTGCTGGTGCGGTGTGCGGTGCAGTGGTTCACCACTCCAAACACCCTGCACGTGGGTGGGCCGCTCCCGGTCAAGACCGCGCTGGAGTTGCTGGGGGAGCATGGCGGCCACGGCGCGCTGGCAGTGGCGGAGGGGCTGGTCTACCGCGTGGAGTACCGGCGTGGGGTCAAGCACCCCCGAGAGGTGGACTTCCTGGCCAAGTGGGTGCGGCCCGACAAGGTCGACGGGCTGTACTTCCCGGAGTTCCGGGACGAGAACCACATGCCGCCCGAGTCGGTCAGGCTCTTGAAAAGCGTGTACAACGACCAACCTGTCTGGAACTGGAGGCCGACGAATGACCATCACGAGTATCCGTAAGGGTTTCGCGACGAACAGCAGCACGTGCGAGTGGTGCTGCTGGCTTACAAGGGCGGCGTGGGGCGGGCCGCGCAGTCCCCTCCGTATGCGTCCGATGGGTGGGTGTCGGTGGTGAGAGACTCCAAGGCGTTGCGGGATGGGCTGGTGGCGGTGGACACCTTCCTGTGTCCGGTCGTCGCGGAGGAGATGCCCGAGATCGACCCGCGAACCTACGAACTGCACGACGGCCGGTACTCGTGCTACTACGACGCTGTCGCTAAGCGCGTGGCCGTCCACTCGTTCATCCCTCCCGAGGCGCAGACGCAGTGCGGCGTCTACGGCATCAAGGAGTGGTGGAGGAAGACGCACGGCTTGGAGGAGGTTGAGGGTGAGTAGTCGAATTGTGCAGGCGGACGCGCTGGAGTTCCTGCCGACGCTCGACGCGTCGTCAGTCCAGCTGACCGTCTTCTCGCCGCCTTACGACGGCATCCGTGACTACCACTCGACGTGGGACCCGGCGGTGCTGCTCGCGCTGGGGCCCGAGCTGCTGCGGGTCACCGAGGAGGGAGGGGTCTGCTGCGTGGTGCTGCAGGACGGCACACAGGACTACGCGAAGACCCTGACCTCCTTCCGCACGGTGACGGCGTGGGCCGACTGTGGGTGGCGGCTGTTCGAGTGCTGCATCTACCAGCGGCAGGGGCGGCCGGGGGCGTGGTGGAACACCCGCTTCCGTGTGGACCACGAGTACATCTTCATGTTTCTCAAGGGCGCGAAGCCGCGGGCGTTTGACAAGGAGCCGCTGAAGGTGCCCAACCCCTCCGCGGGGAAGCGTCACGCCGGCACGGATCGCCGCACTGACGGCCGCCTGATCTACCCGAAGCACGGTCGCAACGCGGCCTTGAAGTGCCGGGGGACGGTGTGGAAGTACAACACGTCGACGACGGAGGGGAACGTGGTGAAGGCGCGGCACCCGGCGACGATGCCCGACGCGCTGGCCCGCGACTTGATCCTCTGCTTCTCGGCGCCAGGGGACTTGGTGCTCGACCCGATGTGTGGCTCGGGGACGACGTGTGTCATGGCGCAGGAGCTGGGGCGTCAGTGGCTGGGGGTGGAGGTAGCGGAGGAGTACGTGCGGGTGGCGCAGGAGCGGGTGGGGGGGGGGGGGGCTCAACAGTGACCGCGGGCTGCCGGCGGCTGCTACTCAGGAAGGAGCGTGGGATGGCGAAGCAGACACAGCCCCTTGACCTTCAGGGTCCTTGGGTTGACTGGGATTGGGTGGACGAGGTTCCATCTGATACGCGTCAGCTGACTGAGCGCTTCGTGGCGTGGCTGGTGGGACAGCACCCGACCTGCTCGGTGACGGAGGTCCTCTTCATTCAGTGGGGTGACTACGAGAACGGCGGGTGTTTGCGGCGCGGCATGATCGACCACGACAGCGGGGTGGTGAACGTGTACTGCGACGGGCTCTCCCCTTCTGCGATCTTGCTGGTGGTCGGGCACGAGTTCGCGCACAACATCCTGGGGAAGGGCGTCGACGAAAGTGCGTGTGACGATTGGGGGGAGCGAGAGGTGGCGTTTTTCCTGGCGAAGGACTTGCCGCAGGAGTTCATGGACCACCTACGGACTCCAGAGGGGGAGGCGGCGTGGGACGCGTTTGTGGGAAGCCGCGAGGAGTACCGAACGTTACGGGCCGGGACACAGGAGAGGAGCGTCGATCGATGACCAACGACGGGACTGCAGACTACGTTCGTGAGTGCAACGTTCGCTGGGGAACGCTTGCCGAGGTGTTGGGTGCGAGGGGGATTGCGCTCGTAGATGATGGGGGCTTCGCCTACACGCGCAGGGCCGTCCGCGAGGGGCACAGGGCATCTGTCTCCGTCTACCTTCACGCGCCACACTCGAACATCTGGGGGCGTGGGCGGCCGGACTTCGAGATCGAGGTTGCATCATCGCACGACCGGAGGCAGACCTTCAAGTCTGGGAAAGAGGGGTTTGATTGGCAGAAGATCGCCGACAAGATCGAGCGTAGCCTGCGGGCCAGCGAGGCGAAGTTGGCCACACAGGCAGAAGAGAAAGAGCGGTACAATGCAGCGAGAGCGGCGCTCCTCCTAGTCGCTCAAGGGCTTGGCCTTGCGGGAGGTAACGGCATCAGCGATCGTATCGGCGGAGTCGCGAGCCCTACCAGCGACGGGGATGTGTCCTTCGTCTTCCGCTGCTCGGTAGGTCAAGCCTCTGAGGTGCTTTGGCTTCTGAAGCGCGTGGGAATCGCGAAGCTGGAGGGAGAACCCGATGATCCGACTGCCTGAGCCGTCCCCTCGCTCGCCGGCGTTCGGAGCCGCAGCCTGCCTTGCTCTGGCGGTGGCGCTGGTGTGCCTCCTCTGGCCGTGCGGCCGGGCGCGAGGGGCGGAGGTCGCGAACCAATTCGCCCTCGCCAAGTGCCGCCTGATAGTACGGGAGTGCTACCCGAACTCGGGGTTCTACCCTTGGTGCGGGACGCTGCTCGCTGAGCACGAGAAGCGCGGGAACCGGGACTTCGCGGCGCACTGGTGGTGGAGCCTCGTCTATGGCGGTGCGGACTTCGGGCTCCGCGTCGGTGGTATCGCGCCAGGGAACTGCGCGGGTCCAATGGACGTGAAGGCCTGGCCACTGGTGCTGGAGCCCGGCGCGAACATCCGGCACCACGTAGCAGAGGCGTGGCTTGGGTACCGGCTGGGCTACCACGAACGGCGAAACTGCGAGTACGTGTTCTTGCCGTCTGCCCCGCGAGACTGGGGCGGGGGGCGCTTCGCGCGGACAGATGCCCGACACCGGACTGTAATCGCGAGGGCGTACCGAGAGGGGAAGCTGCCGTGAACGAGAAGATATGGAGTGCTACCGTGAAACTGGGCGAGAGGCATTGCCCATACCGGGAACGGAAAGATGACGACTCGTACATATCGTATACCAAGGACTGCTATCGGATGGACTGGTGTTACGGGTTTGCGTTCGGTTTCCTCGGGGTTCCCGAGGACTGTGTTGGCAGCGAGATAGGTACCCGTTGTTTCTGGCAGGGGTATGATGCGGGCGAGCAAGCACAGGTGCAGGTCCAAAAGGCGAAGGAGACGCCGACATGAGCAAGACTAGCGAACTCGACCTGCTGGAGTTGGAGGCCGAACTGACGTGGGAGGACCGCCTGCGCCGGTGGGGCCGGAGGGTGTGGGCGGCGATGCTGGGGCTAGGCTGCCCTGGTTGCGAGTCGTTGGAGAGGCAGGCCGACGAACTACGGAAGCAGCTTGCCGAGGAACGCGCGAAGTCGGCCCGCCTGCGGGACCTGCGCGAGTCGGAGCCGGTGCCCAAGGTAACGGACGCGGACCTCGCTGCCGCGTTCGGCACCCTGCTGCCCGAGCAGGAGCCGAGGTATGCCCTTCAGCCGCGCGTGGTGGACCTCCGAGCCTTGGAGGATGCGCTACTGGGCCACGTTTCGGACACGGCGACGGAGGGGCCTTGGCAGAGGGCGGAACCGATGCACCGTTCGTCCGGCTCTACGAGCCCGCCCCCCGCGCTGTACCAGCCGCCCGGCTGCTCGTGCCGGTGTCACGAAGCGCCAGAGGAACCCTCTGGCCCGCTGCCTTACGCCGAAGTCGCGCGGATGTGGCCCAACCCCTGCAAGGGTCCGTTGCCCGAAGCAACGGTGGCGATGGCAAAGCGCATGGCGCATGAACGTCCGGGGGGGGGTCTGTCTTCTGGAGGATGAATCCCCTGATCCAGTCGGCGGGTGATGTGCGAATGGCAGAGATCGCCGCCGAGAGGGCGGCGGGAGGAGAGGTGCCCAATGCCGAGGATTGACGTTGAGTTCGAGGCGGTTTGCGCGAAGTGCGGGGGGCCAATGGGCAGCAACGTGGACATGAGATCGGACCTCAACCCTTGGATGCCACAAATCATGATTGAGCCCTGCGAGAAGTGCCTCTCCGAGGCCAACAACGAGGGCTATAAAGACGGCTACAACCGTGGATGCGAGATGGCTGCGGGAGGTGCGGAGTGAGCAGCACCCCGATTGACGGGAAGATCATCCAAGAGAGAGTGTTCCCCGACGCCGGAATGCCGGGCTGGTGCTGGGATGTCATGGTGCGGAGGCCGGATGGTGAGGTGCAGAGATGGACCCCCATGAAGTCCTATGCCACCATCGACACTGCGCGGAACGTGCTGGCCCGCTGGCGGAAGTCGCGCCGGACGAGGGGCATGGTGCAGATGGACCGAAGACGGGTGAAGGAGGGCTGACCGATGTGCAAGCGCCACGGACTGACGGATGAGGAGTTCGCGCAGTGGGTGCAGGACGAGGCCGATGGCCTGCGGGCGTTCGTGGGGATACTGAGCGCCCTGGCGCTGGTGTTGTTCGTCGTGGGCATCGCGGTCGCGACCATCCTGCTGGTGGTGAGGTGATATGGTGGATACGCACTTGCTGCCTTCGGCCAAGGAAGTCGTGGTGCCGGTCACCGTCAGGGCGTCTCTCGTCGGCCGGACCGTGTTGGTACGAGTGAGCGCACCAAAAACGCAGGTAGACTGCTGGGTGGCGGTGGATGCCTACTCGCCGGAGACGTTGTACGCTGTCCTGGAGGGTGTTCTGCGAGGGCTGGGGTACTCGGAGAACGACATCGATTGTGTGTTGCGTGCGTGCTCGACGGGCTTGCCGATCCACCATCCACGCTACTACCAGCTAGAGACGGGCGGGGAGCGGGTTTCGTCGTGGGCGGATGGGGCTTGACACGCCTTGTGGGTTGTGGTAGTGTGGGGCGTCACTCGAACAGGAGGGTGGACATGCAGTTGACAGATACGCAGCGGGTCTGTCTCGACCGTCTGGTTCAGCAACACTGGGATGCCATACGCTGGCGAGTGCGATGCCGGGCATCGCTGCGGGGCTTGGACCCCGACGAGGTGTTGGGGGAGACGTTGTCGTGGGTGGCTCGGTACTTCAGCACGTTTGATCCTCGGCGTGGGTCGTTTCTCACCTGGGTAGGTCGGGTTGTCGAGAGTGTGACCATCTCGATGCTGCGGGCAATACGCGCCCGTGGGCGGTGCTTCTCGCTGCCTCAGCGGCTGGCAGGGGCGGGCAGCGCGCCAGCGCGGTTGGAGTTGATGCAGGCGGCGGGCGCCACGAGGGCGCTGCCGGGACGGGTGCGCGCGGCGGTGGGTCTCACTGGGTTGGGGTACACGCGGGGGGAGGTGGGTCGGGTGTTTGGGGTGTCACGCCAAAGTGTGCATCTGTGGCTGCGCCAAGCGCGCCAGCTGATGGTGGAGGGGGCCGTATGACTCCTGCGCTCTCTGCGGTGATTGGGACGAACGCTGAGCTGTTGCCGTCCACGTTGGAGATTCACGCCCCTGAGGGTTGGGTGGCGGACGTGACGTGGGGGGATGGTGTGTTCTGGCGAGGGGTGGACCTGTCGCGTTGGCGTCCAGTCGGCAGCGACCTCGCGCCTCGGAACGGGTGTCACGTAGTCGCCGACTTTCGGTGCTTGCCCTACGCTGACGGTTCGGTCCCGGTTGTCATCTTTGACCCCCCGTACATGCACGGGGGCGACACGGTCAAGGCCTCCATCAACTGCCGCTACCGGAACGCCTCGACCGACCACTCTCACGCGGCCGTGGTGGAGCGGTACATGGTCGGGCTGGTCGAGGCGAAGCGGGTGCTGCGCCGCCGTGGGGTATTGCTGGTCAAGTGCCAAGACGAGACGGTTGGGGGCAAGCAGCAGTGGTCGCACGTGGAGGTGCTTCAGATACTGGAACTGCTGGACTTCGAGGTGGTCGACCTGCGTGTGTTGGTGCAAACGACGCAGCCGTGCATGAGGCACGACTACCAGAAGACCTCCAGGAAGAACCACAGCTACCTCTGGGTGGCGCGAAAGCGAGGGCGCTCGGATGCTTGACCTGCACTTCATCGCGGACCACATTGGGAGTCCTCCTCTGCGGGCGCTGACGCGTCGCTTGTTGGACGAAGCGGACCCACAGTTCTGGGTGGCGCCGGCGAGCAGCACGGGCAAGTACCACCCGGAGTACGACTGTGGGGTGATGGGCCTCGTTCGCCACACCGGGGTGGTGGCGGTGAGTGCGGTGGACGCACTCCGCCGTTACTACGGAACGGGCGAGGTGCCGAGAGACATGGTGGACGTGGTGCTGTGCGCGGGCCTGCTGCACGATCTCTGCAAGAACGGCTACCCCGAGTGGGGCCCTTACACTCGACGCGACCACCCCCGCATCGGATCGGAGCGGGTCTGGGCGGAGCGCCCGTCGTTGGGGGAGAGCGCCGCGGCAGCCCGTTTGCTAGAGGGGGCCTGCTACGCGATCCGCTGGCACTACGGTGCGTGGACGGCCGACGCGCCGCGGTCCCCGTTGTACTTCGCGGCGGCCGCGCAGATGGGAGGGGTGGAGGCGGGTTCAGGGGGGCCCGAGATCGCGGCGCTGTGTCTGCAGGAAGCTGACTACTACAGCTCCCGTCGCTACTTGGGGGTCCCCGACCGGCAGCGGATGGTTGCAGTGTTGGAGCCGTACCGTGAAGTGTGATTCAGAGGAGGGTCGCGATGCGGACAGTGCAGGTACGCACACACAGCAGTGAGCACTGGGTGGTGGTTGGGAGACCCACACCAACCTCGGTGGAGGTTGTGTTGGCGCTGGCGAACGGCAAGCCCAGCGAGCGTAGCCCGCGCTTTGAAGCGTGCGGCGTCTGCTTTGCGGGGGACCCCACTGCGGCCGACGAACGGCAACGAAGGCCCGGGTTCTGCGCGCCAGCGGTGGTGATGGGGCGCTGCAGTTGGTGTGGGTTTGTGCACAGGCAGTCTGACGCCCAGCGGTACGACGCCGTGACTTCTGATGGAAAGGCCGCGAAGGCTGAGCGTGAGGCGTCGGTTGCTTAGCTTGGGCGGTGGGTGGGTACCTTCCTGTTGGTGGCTCTTATGCAGATCGTAGTTGACCACAACGGTTCTCCTCGGCGGTGTGAGGTAGGCGACGAGTGGCGAGGGTGTTGGGCCCGTATCCTAGCGAGCGGGTTCTGTGTGCGTACCCGTGCGCTGCCTCGTCGCTCGCTGCGGGTGAGTGTGTGTTCAGGGTCGACGGAGGTGGTGGGGGCGACGCTGCGTCGGGGGGACGCTGTTCGGGCGTGTGTCGAGTCGTTGCTGGGGATCATGGAAGATGGGGGCCACCTTGGAGACGACACCTAATCTGCTACTGGCGGACCTCAACGGGACGTTGATCCCAGACCAAGTAGCTTGCTCGGAGTGGGAGTTCCTGCCGTGGGTGGCGGAGGCGGTGGAGGAGCTGGGGGCGCTGGGGTGGGGGTTGGCGATCGTTACCAACCAGCCGGAGGACTTGTGGCCGGATGGTTGCTCGGCTGCGGACGTGGCGCGCTGGGTGGGTGGCGTGGCGCAGGTGTGTGCGGAGTTGCTCAGAGGGGATGTCTCTGTCTATGTCTGTGGTCATCGCCGCGATGAGGGGTGCAACTGCCGCAAGCCCAAAGCCGCGTTGCTGTGGGACGCGATCAAGACGGTTGGGGTGTGCTCGGAGATGGTGTGGATGGTGGGGGATCAGTGGAGTGACGTGCAGGCGGGGTGGACAGTGGGGGTGAAGACGTGTGCGGTGGGGCGCTTTGGGTACCGCCAGCAGGGGCGAACGCCCGTGCCGGCAGTGGGTCTTGCACTGCCCGACTTGTGGGTGCCCGACTTTCGAGCGGCCGTCAGAGTCATCACTAGCGGGGTGCTGGGCTAAGTGGAGTTGAGACACAAGCCTGAGACGTTTCCGGCGAACACGGCACGGGTCGTGACACCGTGTGGCAAGGTCTATGTGATCCTGGGCCGCGACCCCGATGGTCTGCTGGACGTGCGGCTGGTCTTCGGGAAGGCGGGGGGCTGCGTGGCCACGTGGGCGGAGGCGGTGAGCCGGCTTGCGTCGTTGATGTTGAGGGCGGGCTTTACGAAGCACGAGATCGCGGATGAGTTGAAGGGGCTGGCGTGCCAGCAGGGGGACAACGTCCGCGAGCATGTAGCGTCTACGTGTTTACACCAGATCGCGGAGGTCCTTGAAGGTGCAAGCACAGGACCTGATTCGGACGGGGCCGCTGCCGCCGGTGACAGCGGGGTGTAGGGTGGCGAATGAGCTGCTCGCTCGGGTGGAGGCGTCGACCGCACCGACCTACCTGATGGGTGTCAAGGACGCGGCGCAGCTCGTTGGGGTCAGCGACCTGTGGTTCATGCTGTGGCAGGCGCGGACGTTTACGACTGCCCGCACGCGGGTGGACTTGCGTGACTTGTGGTCGGTGCTCCGCTGGGCGACACGGGCGCAGTTGCGGTGCTTCGACTTGGTGCGGACGGCGCCGCGGGCCGTGTCGGAGGATGGCGTGGAGTTCTTCGATCTGATAGACGTGCTGGAGGATAACGGGTGGACAGTACCAACACGCTTGCGCGCAGCCTAGCCGAAGAGGCGCTGGCCCCGTTCCTGGGGAACGATCCTCGGCTTGTGCAGGAAGTCGCGCGACTGGTGGGCTATGAAGGGTACACCGTCGCAGAGGCCGCTGAGCAGCTGGGGGTGGACGCAGACTCGGCTCTGGCGACGTTGGCTGGACATGGTGGCTTTCAGGCGTTGGTGGATTCCTACCAAGGCGCGGCGACGCGAGAGATGGCGGCCAAGGTGGGCGCGCGTCTGCGTGAGCGAGTGCAGGCGGCCGGGGACGGCATCCCAGAGATCGCCGAAGGCGAGGCGCGAGCGATGCGGGCGGTCCAGGCTCTGCACAAGGAGCTGAAGGCCGGGGAGCGCGAGCGGACGCGACAGCGGGAGAAGTCGGAGGCCAGACGGGAGCGCCAACAGAAACTCGCGGTGTCGACCCATAGGGTGAACGTCACGGTGGAAGACGTGGAGGGCGAGTTCTCACTGGAAGGAGCGGCGCCGGCTCCACCTCCGGTTGCTGCGGAGCAGGAGGTGTAGGGTGGTCTACGAGCGGCTACGAGAGGTTGCGGCGGCGAAGGGTGGAGCGTTCGCTTGTCCGAGGTCCCACGCGAAGGTCACAGACGGGCAGGACCACTTCCCGTTGGACACCATCGGCCGAGCTCGAAACGCGCTGGCACGAGTGGCGCAGTACGACGCGAAGCCCGTCTGGTGGTCGGGGAGTTTGCCGGAGTTGGTGGCGCACGTCAAGCGGATGGTCAAGCGGGCGTACCCCAGCATCGCGGTGACGGAGTAGGCGGACTCAGATGCAGCAGGAACTCATTGACCCCGAGGGCTCGTTGGTGGTCCCTGGGCCGTGGGGGGACGTGCAGCTGGCGCACCCCAGGTGGACGCCGAACACTTGGTACGCGTTGGACGAGGTGACCCAGCGGCACGTCTATATGTGCCACGCCAGCTTGCCGTACTTCTTCCACCACATTGTGCTGCCGCAGGAGTCGGAAGCGGAAAGCAAGCCCTGGCCTGAGGTGCTGCCCGCGTTCATGGCGAACGCGCTGTTCACCGCGCAGGCGATGACCCCGCACGCTTCCGCGTTGGTCGCCGCGGGTCGCTTGGCCAGCCTGCTGCCAGAGTACCAGCTGTGCTACCTGGAGCCGATGGGCCACTTCAAGACGACGATGTTTGCGGTGGGACTGCCGTTGTGGCTCATCGCGCGTGACCCCAGTGTCGTCATCCTCATGGCCAGTCCGAAGGTTGACTTTGCCAGCGATCGTGTAGGGCGTGTGGTTGGTCACATCGAGGCCAACGAGCGCTTCATCGAAATGTTCGGCTACCTCCGTCCAGACAAGCCGCTGCCCGGTGACAGCTGGACGACCGAGAAGGCCACGGTGGAGCGGCCGAAGCGGAGAGCCAACCCCACCCTGCGTGCGTTTGGGCTGACCTCGGACGTGGTCGGGGTCCGGGCGGACGTGGCGATTGTTGACGATGCCGTAACCAAACTCAATATTACCACCGAGAAGTCCAGGTTCGAGGTCTTCGACTTCATCACGAACACGGTGCACGCTCGGCTTGACGCCGACAACCGGGTGATGTTCGTCATCGGGACCAGCTACCACGCAGACGATGCCTACCAGCGCATCGAGGCGTTGGCGCAGAGCACGGGCACCTGGAGGTTTGTGCGTAAGCCGGCGGTGCTGAACACCGACGAGGTGCCGTGGCCCCCTCCGCCTCCCGATGGTCGGACGGAGTGGCGAGCGGGGGACGAAGCCAGGATGGACTTCAGCCGCACGAAGGTGCTGTGGCCGGAGTTCTGGTCGGCGCCCAAGTTGTTTATCGACTGGTTGAAGTCGCCCAACGCGTTCTGGGCGGAGCGCCAGAACCAGCCCCTCGATCCTTCTTCGCGGCTGTTCCCGCTGGAGGTGCTGCGCGATCGCTGCCGCGCGGATGGACAAGCGGCGTCGGACGGCTCGTTCCGCCCGCGGCTGCGGAGGTGGTCGTTGGGGGTGGGGCGCCCGACGAGCGCTGTGCACTGGCTGTGGCAGCAGTACGCGGATCAAGGCTTCGACTTGACAGGCGCGCAGGTGCTCCTGTCTGTGGACGCGACAGCTGGCGGGACGGGGAAGCGAGTGGAGCGGCGGGACTACAACGTGCTGGAGCTGTGGGTGCTGTTCCCTGATGGGCGTCGGGTGTTGGTGGCGCTGTGGCGGCGGCAAGGGGACCCCGTTAAGATTCTGAAGCCCACCCTGAAGGAGTGGCTGCACGCGTTCACGCCGGATAAGGTGCTGTTCGAGAGCAACGTGTTCCAGCACTTGGTCGCCACGGACTGGGAGCAGCAGTTCGGCGTGCCGTTCACCAAGCAGCCGATGCCGCCCAACAAGGCAGAGTACCTGCAAGGCATGGCGGATGTGATTGACGCCGGGCTGCTGTACTACGTGGGGGCGGAGTCGGACTGCCGGCAGATGGTCAAGCCGTTTGAGCAGGAGATGGACGAGTACACGCCGGGGGGCAGCCGGGGGTCCCACGACGACACGCTGACTGCTGCGTTGCATGTTCACCTGTACGCTCGCCCGGACGTGCTGACGGTTCGGCGGCCGGCTCGGGTGCGGGCGGTGGACACGTTTGGGGTGGACGCGGACGCCGCGGCGCAGCGTCTGCGCGAGATGAACCCTGTCGAGAAGCTGAGCCTCTTGGAGCGCCGCTTGCGTGAGCTGAAGCAGGCGCTCAACCCTGTGTAGGTTTCCCGCCCCAAACTTGTGATTCTGCTGGTTAGCCTGCAGGAACTGCGGGTAGACTCTCAGTACCGCGCCTATGCAAGGGCATAGGCTGGCACTGACGAGTGTGCCGCTTTGTCTTTGGACGGACCCGGCGGCCACATATTGTGGGTCCATGCCATCGGGGCGAAGAGGCCGCGGAGCCCCCTGCGTTGACAGGGTGTACACCATTGTCTGCTGAACTTGAGGCCATCAACCGGGCTACGGTCCGTGTGCTGGATGTGGGCGCGCTGCCGCCCCCCCAGCTGCGTGAGCTTGCGGGGATGTCGCTGCTTTCCCAGCAGGACGCTGCAACTCGCCAGCTGGCGGACTCGGCCGCGGCGTCGGCGCGCATTGTAACACCTCCCTATGATCCCTCCAAGCTGTTTGTCGCTTACAACTCCGACCCAGACATCGCGGCTGCGGTAGACGCCCTGGCGTGGGCGGTAGTCGGGGGCGGGGTCGTCGTGAAGCCGGCCGACGCCACGGACGCGCTGGGCCCGTCTGGGGCCGAGGACTACCAGCCGATCTCCACTCCGGACTTGAAGCAGCGGGCGCGACTGAAGGCGTTTCTGGACGCGCCGAACTTCGATCTGTCGGTGACCTTCTCCAGTCTCAACTTCGCCTTGATGCGGGACGTGCTAGTGACGGGACAGGCGTACCCAGCGTTTGGTCGGCCTGGGTCTGGCCAGCCGGTGTCCTCCGCCAGCTACCTCTCGTCGGCGTACATGCGGCGGGCGGAGGACCCGAGGCTCTTTTACCGGGTCAGTGGGCAGAAGTACGAGCCGTATCGGTACATCGGTGCGGACGAGGTAGCGGTTTCACAGGGTGTCTCGATCGTGCACGCGGGGCAGAAGTTGGACTTGGACGTGGTGCTGGCTCTCAAGCCGCGTGACCCTCATCGTTCGCCGAATGATGTGGCTGCGTACACGGCTGGCGTGGACGGCCTGAGTGGGTTCGACGTGGGTTGGGTGGATGCCCACGGCGAAGCGGTGGCCGCGGCGACCACTGTAGCGGATGAGCTGGATGTGCAGAGCATCCCGGAGGTTGGGTTCCTGGCGTTCCAGGACCCACTCAATGACTACTACGGCCGCCCCCCGCTGCTGCCGGCGTTGCTGGATCATGTGCTGATTCGTAGCATCGGCCGCTACAACCGGGCGTTTTTCGACAACAACACGGTGCCCCCGCTGGCGATCGTGACGCAGGGCGAGGGGGTCGGCGACGAGGGGATGAAGGTCATCCAGGATACGCTGGCTCGCCGGGGGGCTGGGGCGAGCGCGGCCCACAAGACGCTGCTGTTGGAAGTGGGCCAGGACGTGGACGTGCAGATACACAAGCTGGAATCGGAGCGGCAGCACGAGGGGCACTTCCTGGAGCTGCAGGGCAAGAGCGGGCGGCGCGTCTTCGCGGTGTTGCGGGTGCCGTACAGCTACGTGAACCAGGACGCGGCGAGCAGCGAGGGCGTGCTCAAGGAAGCCGTTCGCATCTTCATGGCTGGGGTGGTCCAGCCGCTGCGCGAGTGGTTGGCGGCCTTTTGGAACCGGGTGCTCCGCGAGCACATGGGCATCACCGACTGGAAGATCGCGTGGCGCCCTGTGGAGGCGGAGGACCTTGCGACCCGCGTGCAGATGTGGGAGCGGCTTTTGCTGCGGGGCGTCATCAGCATCAACGAGGTTCGGCGGGAGCTGGGCCTGCGCGCGCAGAGCGGCGCCGACGACCTCTTCTTGACGATCCAGGGCACGGGCGTGGTCCTCATCGATCTACTGCGGCAGATCGGGCAGCGCACCGTGACCAACGAGCCCAAGGGTGACTTGCTACCGGGCGGTGGGGCGAAGACCCCAGCGCGCGGAGCGTCGCCTGTGTTGACGCCAGGAGGGAGCTAATGGCGCACGACCTGACCATCCCGGTTGAGGTGCAGTTCGCGGACGGCGGAGACGAGAAGTGGAACGTGACGTTGCGGGCGGTGAACTCGCGACGGGCGGTGAAGCCAGAGAAGTCGCCGGATGGGAAGCGCCTGAAGTTCTCCACGAAGGGCCTGGAGAGCATGGTAGGGGGCGGGCCTGTTCGGCTGGTGCTGGGGGACACCCACGCGCAGGCCGATGTCAACGTGCTGCACACAGTGGGCTTCAGCGAGACGCGCCGGGTGGATGGGGAAGACTTGGTGGCAGAGGCGTATCTGCTCAAGACCGACCCGAAGGCGCGGCAGTTGTGGGAGAACGCCCAGGCGGACCCGAACTACCGCGCGATGGTAGGGTGCAGCATCCGGGGCTCGCTGGATGTGGCGAAGGATCAGGTGCGCGCCGGCAGCGACGAGCAAGGCGAGTACGTGGAGTTTGACGGTGGCTGGCGCTGGAAGAACATCATGCTGCTGCCCAGCGACGTGGCGGCCTGGACGGACACGAGCGTGGCGTGGGGCGGCATGGAGCAGGCGGTGGCGGCCGCTGAGGCTGCGCTGCGGGAGGATGTGGAGTCCGAGATCACGCAGGCTGAGCAGGACTTGGCGGCGTCGATTCTCCAGGGGGAGGGCGAGGCTGCGCCAAGCGAAGCGGTGGACTTGCGTGCCTACGTCCTGCAGGATGCCGGCTCTGGCGTGAAGGTGTCACCTGCGACGAGCGGCTACGCGTCCGAGGTGAAGTTCAAGGCGTCGGGCGGGGTGGGGGTTGTTGTCGCCGCCCCGAAGGACGCGCCGTTCCAGAAGGGTTCGACGGTGGTTTGGACGCAGGAAGGCACCCCCGTGAAGATCACGCAGGGGAAGAAGGTGTACACCCTGGTTCGTCCGTATTCCGTGCTGCTTGGGTGGTCGGACACGCAAGCCTCGCCGCTTGCCGCTCAGGCCGCCGTGGAGACCGAAGCGCCGGTCGCCGGCGCCACACCCCAAGGGGAGGAACCTCTCATGGACGAGAAGGAGAAGGCTGGGCTGTTCCAGCGGGCCCTCGCCGCGGTCGCGTCGGTGTTTTCCGGCGATGTTGCGGCGGCCGAGGTAGTTGTGGGAGAGGCAGCCATCGGGTCGACGGTTGCGGCGATGTCCGACGAGGACCGCCAAGCCATCGTTGACGGGCTGTACGAGAAGCTGCGGGCGGACATCAAGCCGGAGGAGCCGGAGGCTGAGGTGGAAGCCGAGCCGACTGTGGAGGCCGAGGCTGAGGCCGAGGTCGAGACGGAGGCTGCAGTGGAGGCCGCGCCGTCCGAGCTGGAGGCGCGGGTCGCGTCGTTGGTCGAGCAGGTGGCCGCACTGGACGCCACAATTGAGAGCCTCAAGGGCACGGTTCCCGTTGTGGGCCAGCATCCGGTTAAGCCCGTCGTGCCGGGCGGGGCGCCGGAAGATAAGGGCACGCCGTTGAGTCAGGTGACGCGCAGCATCTTCGGTCGGTAAGCCCACGCTGCGCGCTGACAACAGGCGCGTCCCAACACACGGCCACCCGGCCGAGTTTAGGAGGGTTCCACGCATGGACCCGGAGCTGCAGGAAGTGGCAGGGACGTACCCTGAGCCGTCTTCGAGCGAGCTGTTCAATCTCGCAACGGGGGATGGTTCTCAGGAGTGGGGTACGGAGCAGGTCAAGACGTTCATTGATCTGGTGTTGGACTACACCGCGAACGGTGTGATGCGGAGGATTCCTCCGGCGAACCGTATCGCGATGGGGTCCACGTCTCTGGACGTGAGTCGTCGGTCGCTGCCGGCGGTGGCCATCCAGTGGGGCTTGGATGACCTGGAGGAGATGGACCCGGCGCAGTACATCGTCCCGTCCTATGACAGCAAGTCTCTCACGGTGTACGCGTGGGAGGCCCACCTCGACATGACGCGGTACGCGCTGATGGATAATCTGCAGGGTCCCGCGGAGGAGCAGAACCTCGTCGCGGCGGCACTGAAGACCATCGCCAACAACTTGGCCGAGTCGGCGTGGAAGTCCGACACCGCTGGTGGGGCTGTGCCTGCCGGTGAGTCGTGGACTACGGACTATGACGGGTGGCGTGTGCTGCTGGGTGAGGGCAACCTCACGGACTACGCCGGTGTGGGCGTGGGTCCCGCGCTGTTCCAGACGCTGATCGAGGCGCTGCCGAAGCCGATGCAGCCGATTGGCGGGGACACCAAGGGCTACAACTTCCTGGTCTCGTACCGCGTGTGGTACGCGTGGTGTCAGTACCTCCAGGAGCGGGCGACTGGGCTCGGCGACATGCAGCTGATCGATGGGAACATCCCAGCGTATCGCGGCATCAAGCTGCTCCCTGAGCCTTACATCCCGGACGACGCCGCGGGCGTGGACAGCCTGTCGGACTCGGAGGACGAGTACACCTATGTGGCGCTGGCGCGTGACGAGGAGTTCTTCCTCGGCTACAAGCCCGAGATGATCTACCATCGGGGCGTCAGGGCTCGCGACGGGAAGGTCGTGCACGCACACTGGGTGGGTCGGCTTGGCATCATGCTGGCGGTTCCTGAGTGGACCTCGCTGGCGGTCAACGTCGATCCTGTGGCGGTGTCCTGAGCGGAGTAACGGCGGGCCCCCGAGGGGGCCCG